TTCGACGAACCCAAGTTACACTTAATGTCGACGCGCTCACGCACCTTCTCTTCCAGTGCGTTTATGCCGTCCATGTTCTGCATGTAGTGCTGGACAAACACCACCCCAGCGTGGCCGTAGTGTAGCGGCACGTTCTTTGAGAAGTCGTCAGTCATCGCCTTGTCACCACTGCCGTCGAAGAACTTATCAACGCGCGCTTCCAGCACTCGCTGGGCCTCTGCTTTCGGCGCGGCTTTCGCCAATGTGATCTTTTCCACGAGGCTCATGTTGCCGGTCGAGAGGGCTAGAAACTTCCACTCAAACCCACGGGTGCGCTCTTGGTTCGCCCCGCCTTCCATGCGGCCCCGCTGCATGCCCTCGGTAATCGCGTAAGTCATGTCCGATGCAGCCAAGGGCCGCATGTTAGTGATCTCATCGGTAGCGAACAAGATGTTCTTGTACACCTCTGCACGGTTCATACGGTGGTTCATGGTGTCCCGCTCTTTCAGCAGCAGACCCATTGGGCGACCCCACACAGATAGTGCCATGAACATAGCCGTGGTCTTCCCAAGGCCGGAGTCCTTGCTAAACATGTGCAGGAGCCCGCCGTTCATCGGCGAGGAGTGCATCAGCGCGCTGCCGAAACTGGCGCACAGTGCGAATTGATAGAGCTCCATGCCCGGCTTGTTAAAGAACTCTGCGTTCTGTCTCCACCCGTCGAGGGTGCCGCGCGGGGTAAGCGCGTCGAACAAGCCTGCGGTCTTAATGGATGCAGGGTTAAAGTCTATTTTGTTTGGGAATATCTCCCTGTCGCCAAGGATAAACGAGCCGCAGTTATCATCAGCCCAGCCGAACTGTGCGCGCGCTATGTCTGCTGCGCCTTGCTGCTGCAGCTCTTCGATCCAGCGGATAGTGTAGGCCATAAGTTCCTCCAGATTTTTACCGAAGGCGGTGACGCCCTTGGCCCCAATAGCTTTACGAAATTCGTCCTTAGACGTTACAGCGATCTGCGGGACGGTGAACTCACGCACCCCGTCCTTTGGTAGATGCAGCCGGAACACCAGCGCGTCGGCGTCGCCGTCAGTCACCCGCCGCACAATGTATAGGTCGTTATGGTATATGCACTTCTCAATGGTGTCGCCGTCAGCGTCTTCGCCTCGGACATAGATGCCCCCGTTGGCCCCACGGAAGTAGGGCTTGGGGTATGTCGGTATAACATAAATCTCTGGCTGCGCAGCGGGCGCGGCTTTGGGGCTCGGTGCGACCTCAATCACGTTGTCTGCTTCAGTGGCCTCACGGGTTCGTGAGCCAAGGACAACCGGCGACTTGATCTTACCCCACAGCGGGCACCCGCTGCAGACGCCGTCGTTGTACTCGTCGAACGTTGTGCAGAGGTATGGGCCCTTGATGCGGTCCATCTTATTGAACATCTCGTCCGGCGTGAACTCAGGATGCCGCTGCGAAATCTTAGTAGCTGCGCTATCCCCATCGGCACAATGCTTGGCGATCGACAGCCCTGCCCGCCACAGCGGCTCCGACATAGTCTCTTGATTGCGGTAGATATAGGCCAGCTGCATGCAGCCTTTACCCTTCGCGGTCTTCAGCATGATGTCCTTGAAGTAATGCTCGCGGTTGCCCATGAGCGCGTCCATCACAGCGTTGCTACCGCTGACCGGCGTAAACTTCTTTGAAACTGGTATCGGGTCGTTGCCCATAAGCTCTGAAAATTTATCGAAAGATACAGGCGCTACCGCGTCCATACCTAAAACCCTAACGCGTTTAAGTGGGTTGTCCTTATGGTTATGAGTGCCCGGCATGCGTAGGATACGCGCTGCATCAGACGTTACTGCGGGGTCAGCCTTGAAGCCATGCTCCTTGCACTTTGCCTTGAGGCGCTCAGCCACAGGCACCCACTCGGCCAGCGTCACGTCTTCATTGAGCGGCCAGTAGACGTGTATCCCTCGGCCCGAGTCTACCGTAATCGGCTTAGGCAACCGCATCACTTTGCAGAAGCGGCGGAGCTCTTGCAGTGCGGTTGCTTGGTCAGGAAACTTCTTGGGGTTATCTGCTTCGCAGTCGAGGTCGAGGTAGAACGCGCGCTTGCGCGCTATGTTGTCAGCTTCTCGGGAAGCATCGGTGCCGAAAGTGCCGACCGCATAGTAAGAATTGTAGCCGTTCTGGTCAAACGCCGTGTTGGCGTCCATGAGCTGATCTATCGAGTCGTAGAACTTTTGTTTACGGCGGCTCGTTTCCGCATGTATTGCAAGGACGCAGTACCAGCCTTCGCGGGCCAGCACGCTCTGCAAAAATCTTTTTGTTTCCATTGCTCATGCCCACAGAAGAGGAGGCCGTGACCACTAGGTAGCCACGGCCCGTTAAGTGATTACTCGTCGTCGTCCCATGCTTCGACAAGATCACCGAGGTCATCGTCAGAGGCTTTTACTTCCTCTTTTTTCGACACCTTCTTTGGCTCTTCTACGGCTTCGCCTTCGTCCTCATCTGCAAGGACGTTGTTAGACTTCTTGGGCTCAGCCTTTTTCGGCTTAGCCTTCTCCAAAGCTTTCACGCCGTCTACTTTCGACACAGTCATAGTCAGTGCACGTGTGACGTCTTCGTGCTCACGCAGCTTGAGGACTTCTTTGAGGTCACCCTCATCCAGTGGGCGCGCTGCCTTAAAGAACAGCTTGGGTACATCGCTATCCTCGTCGAAGAGCAGGGTAGTGACGACTGCTTGGATCGGTGCGCCATGGGCCTTGAGGTAGCGGGCGTATGCCTGCATCGGCATGTTGCCGTTCTTGGCTTCGCCGAACACCGAGGTAGCCGACAGCTGGACTTGGTAGACCTTATCGTAGCTGTTCTCCAACGCCACAGCGATACGCTGCGAGAAGCGGCAAGCACGTGTTTCACCTTGGCCGGAGCCGCGGACGTTCATTGCGCAGTCTGCGCAACGTGACGCTTGACGTTGATCCTCGGGCACGTCCGGTGCAGGACGCTCAGTATCGGCGGACCAGCATGTAGGCGGAGCCACTTTCTCAGGGTCGTAGACGCCAGCATAGTAGGTGCGAGACACCTTGGCAGCGTCGAGCACGACGACGTTCAGCGATCCGCTGCTGTTCACGCTGACTTGTTCGCCACCAACCAGCTCACGGAAACGTGAGCCCTTGAAGCTGATACGGCGCATCGAGCCGCCACCGCCAGCAAGGTTGTCATTGGCCTGCAGCAGCAACTTGAACAGGTCACTGTTCACAAGGCTGTTGCCCTTAAAGAGTTCTAGGTCACTCATGTGCGTTCTCCTTACGCGTCTTCGTCAGCATCGAAATCAAATTCGAGCTGCACTTCATCAACCATGGGTTCACCCATGGACAGTACGGAACCTTCGACGCCGGTAACAGCGACGGTGGTACTTTGTGTTTCACTTTCTTCCTTCTGCATTGCCATCAGAGCGGTCTGCACATCTGCACGGTTGAAGCGATATGTGTTGCCGAGTTTGATGTAGGTACTCTCAGGGATGTGACCCTGCCGCACCCACGCACGGATGGTAGAGACCGACACGCAGAAATACTGCGCGAGGCTCTCAATGGTTACGAACGGGCTTTTGTCTTGGGTCTCCGTCATTTTTTCCTCACAGAGATTGCGTACTCCGAGTCCACGTTAAGGCCCGGAGGTACAGTGTCGGGGTTCTCGTCCAGAAACTGCTTAACAACAGTCTGGTTCAGACGCTTCTCAAAGAACTCTGGCACTGCATTTGTAAGAATAAACTTGTTCATGGAGTCCCAGTCACTGGTCCAGTAGCGCTTCTTTACACTGCGGTAGAACAAACCTTCCGAGGTACGAACGCTCTCGACGTTGTGTTCTTTGCAGTGGTCCAGCAACGCGCGCTTGACCTTGTCTTGCTGTGCTTTGAGGTGGTCGTCTTCTTGTTTGAATGTGGCCGACAGTTCCGCGCGCTTGTCTCTTATTTTTATATAGATGCGCGTCAGCTTCTCGACCGATACAGTGGTATCGCTCATGGTGTTCTCCTTTAGCTAGAAGTCTTAGATACTACCTAATCTTACGCTAGTCAAGTATCTGTTTGTATAAGTCGATAATTTTTGTGTGTACGTCAATTCTGTTATCAAGCAGCGCGTACACGTGTTTTTCTACAGCAGAGCCCTGCAGCTGCACGACAGTACATGGGTGCTTTTGTCCCGACCGGTGGACCCGCGCGTTAGCCTGTGCATAGGTCTCCAGTGAGGATGTTGGCCCCCACCATACGACAGTATTGGCTGCGGTTAAAGTCACACCATGTGCTGCTGACTGGGGCTGGATCACCAATATCTTGGGGTCAGGGGTCTCTTGGAAGCGTTTGAATATCTCGGTCCGCCGCGTTACAGGCACGTCGCCGCGAATCACCTCGGTGGTCACCCCGTCCTTGCGCAGCTTGTCCACAAGAATGTCGATCGTGTGCCGGAACGGTACAAACACCAGCACCTTCTGGCTGCTTTCGTCGATGACTTCTTTCAGTACGTTGTACCGGTTCTTGATGTCGAACTCTAACGTCGAGCCGTCGTCGGTGTAGACCGCCCCTGCGCTGATCTGCAGTAGCTTGTTCATCACGATCGCTGCGTTGACCGCGGTGACTTCCTCGCCAGCCGCTTCCATGACGAGCTTGTTCTTCAGCTCGTTGTAGTACTTCTTCTGCTGGCGTGTTAACTCAACGACCCGCTTCACATAGGTCATGTCTGGCAAGTCTAGGCACTCGTCCTTGGTAAACCGGATAGCTGGCTGCAGTGCGTTGTAGACAGTCTCGGTGGCACCCGGCTTCTGCATCCACTTGAACTGCGTGATCTTCATCATCACTTGGTCGCGGAACGACCCGAAGTACCGCGGGACAGCGCTGGGGTTGACCAGCTTGGCTAAGCCAAACGCATCGAGCGGCGACTGCGCCGCTGGTGTACCCGTCATCATCCAGAGCCATGTGTCGTCAGTGATTAGTCGGTTTAGGCATTTCCACCGCTTGCTCTGTGAGTTCTTGTAGTGCGTCGCCTCGTCAACAATGATGAGGTCGAACTTGCCGTTGCGTATCTCTTCCTCGACGATCTCGACGCCATCGAAGTTAATGACGACGAACTCAGCGCCAGCGTTGATGATCTGTTTGCGCTTTTTGGCGTCGCCATGGGCCACGCTTACCGTCCGGTGCATAGCCACCTCGAACAAGTCAGCGCGCCACGCGGAGTCCATAATAGACAGCGGGCAGATAACCAGTGCGCGACGTACCTTGCCTTGCTTCATCAGGAAATCTGCAGCCCAGATAGCCGATGCGGTCTTGCCAGTGCCCTGCTCGTTGAAGCAGAAGGACTTCCTATGCAGCGTGAGAAACTCGGCGGTTGTCCTCTGGTGGTCCATCGGCTTGTACCGGCCCGGCCAGTCGTATCGCCCAGAGATCGGTGAGGGTGCCTTGACCCCCAGACTGCGGAGGGTCTGCACCTCGTCGACGCCCCAGCTTACCGCTACTTCGTGCGGTCCGGTTGCCTTACTCTTAGGGATCGTTTCAGTGACACGTTTTGGATTGCGCAACTTAAGCAGCAGCGCCTTGCCGTTGATGATCTTCATGTTCTCTCCAGTGTTAGTGAGGCACTAACGTTTTTTGGGGCTGCTCAGTGCACCGCCTGCAGCTCTGTTTTTACTCTGGCTTTGCACGGTGTACCCGTCCTTGTTCGTGCCGCCTTTAGAGAGCGGCTTCTTATGCGCGATGTCTTTACCCTCACGCTTATCGGCTTTACCGTTACCGTTGGCATCCTTGCCGGTCTTGTCCATGGCGCGGCGGGCGCGTTGCCGCTCCATTCGATCAGTATGCTCGCCGCGGGACTTCTGCTGTTCGTACTCTTTCTTGTACGGACGGGGCTTCTTTGTATATGGCATCAGTTTGCTCCGTTGTGTGGACACTCTAAAACCGGGCAGTGTTTGCGGCACAGGCCGCTCGGCCTCGGGTTCCATACATCTACATCAAAAGCCTTCTTCATGGCAGCGTGTTTTGCTAGCCACTTGCGCCACAGCTCTTCCTTATTGAACTCAGTGTAGTTTGCTTTGACAAGGTCGTTGGCTACCACAAACAGCAACCCTGCACGGATGCGCTTAACCTGCGGGAAGTGTGCGAACACTGTCAGTGCCATCAACTCCAACTGGCCCTTGTCTGCGTACCGCGCGGACTTCCCAGTCTTGTAGTCAATGATCCATGCAAGGTCGCCATCAAGGATGATGAGGTCGGCGATACCACGGAACCAAACGTCTTTATCAAAGAACCCACACGGAGTTAGGTTTTCAGTAAGTCCCATCTTACGCTCACACAACTTCTCACCTGTGCGGGCTTTGAGTGAGTCGAGCACCTTGGTCACAAAACTGAACTTCGGCGGGATCGGCTTGTCGTCCCGCATGAACTCCTCGGCAGCTTTGTGGAACTCGGAGCCGTAGCGGATTGCTTCGGTCTCCGCGAACGGGAACTGCTTGAGGACGTTCACATGGTAGAACTGCTTGGGGCAGGTCTCGAAAGACTTCAGTTTACTGTAGGACCAAGGCGCTGCGCTCATTCACATTCTCCGTAGCTTTTTGCTGTTCCTGCTTCGCAGTCCACGGGTAGACCAGCGGCCCAGTCCGGAACCCAACGCATTGAGTCTTCGATGTATGCCTTGGCCGC